CACGTCTGGATTTAGGTAAGGCATACTCTTTATTTAAGAATAGAGGCCCATCCGATTTTACACGCTTCAACACTCTAATTGCATATTGGTTCAAATTGACAGTATCTACATTCCCATTGCTCTACTGGAACATTTAAAGAACCTCTAGATAAATCATCTTCTTCTTTTACCATGTTTAAAGTATCATTTAATGAAGACCAATACTCTGCAGCATTATCCATCCATACATTATTTACATTAACAGGTTTCATCATACTATCATCTTTTTTATAATAGACTAGATATAATGATATATTATTATACTCTATTTCTTCTTGCTCAAGTATACCTAATGCATAAGTTCCTAGTTGCAACTCATACATTCTACTAGGCTTTGGTTCTTTGTTTCGACCAAACATCATCTTCCATTTCCAAGAGTGTGTAGTTTTAATATCTAATACAGACGCTGTACTTTCACTATCTAATACTACAATATCAGCACTACCCATTACATTTAATGATTCAATAAGTATTGGATATTCTATTTGAAACTTTAGGTTATACTCTTGAAATAATACCTCTTCATTCTTACTGGGTATATTTTTACTTTGATATAACTCTATTGCTTTCTGAATGTCTTCATGAACTATTGTACCGAGTCTAAGAAGTCTTTTACTCTTCTCATCCATACCTTTGCCTTCATGTCCATTGATTGAATACCAATGTTTCTTAAAGCAATGTCCAGCTGCTGACGCTCTGTAATACTTGCCAGGATTCTTTTTGAGGTATGACTTTTTATTGTCTGATTCTATATCTGTGAGATAATCGTTATATATCTCTTTAAGGTTTAAGTCCAATTATATCTTCCTTTCTGGGTGTTTAATTTAATAATTTGATTTCGCATTTCATAGTGTATTAATGAATAGAACCATAAGAAGCTCCATTTTTCTGAGGTATTCTTTCATCAAACTTTATTCTACAAGTATCTAATACTAATACCAATCTTTCTCCTTCAGCGTATGCATCAACAAGTTTATCTGGGTACTTATCTTTGATTTCTTTTGCTGATATTTTAGATAGTCTGTATCTTTCTGTTTCTTTATGTTTGTTGTCTTTAGGTTTATTATCTTTCATTTAATTCCTCTTTCGTTTTGTTTAGTAATTGTGCTGTAATTAAAACTTTTCTCTATCCAAGCATCATGAAATGTTTTATAATGCTTCATTATCTTTACCCATTGTTCTTGACTTAAATCTGTCTCAGCTCTCGCATCATTTATCTCTGTAAACATATTATATTTACCACTCTTCTGAACTTTGACATATTGTTTAAATCCTTCTTCTGTTATTAATACTGACATTATACATAGTTTCCTTTCATTACTGGTATTTCACAAATTATTATTGTATTTCTTCCTAATCTTGGACATTCACCACTTATTATTCCACCATGACTTGCTATCATTAAGGCTACAATATGAGATGGAACATATGGGTAAACAGAGTCTATATAATCTATATCTTCATCATCCTTTGATAAATCTTCAACATATTCTTTTATTAAATTATCTTCTCTATTAGGATAACCTAATTCTACTTCTGTATAAATAACACTACGACCATTTTCCTTTGGTAAACAGTAATATAACTCAGATGCTTGTATTGATACTTTAAATCCGTCAGCACATACTACTGATTCTCTATGTTTTTGATGTTTTATCATTATTATCTCCTTTATTAAATTATAAGAGCAAGGTAGCTGCCACCGTTTGACTTTAGACGCTAAAACTATTTAATCGAACTCCCATTGAAGGGATAGTTTTACTTGTCTTATTATAGCACTTTAGCTCTTATTAAAATTATTACTACTAGTGCTTCAGGCTCCAATTACCTCTTGGATTAAGGTTTAGGATTCGAACCTAGTGTTGCAGCGAACCATACCTTTAACATATATCTATGCTTACAACACTAGTAGTAAAGTTACTGAGCCATATCAGGGCAGTCCAAAGCTTTCTAGAATCGCTATGCTTTACGGGCTATGACTCAGATTTAATTATTACCAAACAATACCCATATAACTGTAACTACTCCTGCTACAAGAATAACACTAAAGAATGCAAAGAAGGTTGCTTCTATTATATGTTTTGTAAATTTATTCATTGTCTATACTCTTCAATGCTAAGAAGAAGAAATGTATAGCTGCTAATGCACAGGCTATCGCTGTTATGTCTAGTATTTGTATCATTTTATTAGTTCCTTTTATTATTAAAAAATGTTAGCACTCAAGTTCGCCCTTCAATCACACTATGTTTTAGATAGTAACTCTGTAATCCAGAAGATGAACGTCAATCACTATTGTTCTATACTACTTAGATAGTAATCTATTCAGCGATTAACTGAACTATCCTTTTGTATGTCTTAATAGCTTAAGATTGATATAAGTCTGAGTGCTAATGTTTAAATTTTGTTTGTTATGTTTATTGACCATGTTATTTAATAATTGTATCATACATATAGTTATTAGGGCTAAGAGTATGTTCATGTACTTATAGTAACTTTAGCATACAAATAACCCATATAACTATTGTTTCACAGCTGTATCTCAATGAGTGGTGGCTGCTACTCTACCAAAGGTAAGCTTAATGCTTACCCTTAGTTATCAGTTTAGTCTCTATCGCATCCAACCTCTGTGCTAATGTCTCTGCTATAGTGACATCAACCTCTACTTCTTTAGCTGGAGCTGCTTGTTGCATCTGAGCCATCATAAGTAATGTACCCATGTCTAATCCACCTTGTGCTAGACCAGCGAATGCGTTCATATCCTTGACTACGCTACTGGGATACACAGTCCTACCCTTTCTCGCTGATACTGCGAAATTATGTGTTAAGGTAGCCATCGCTACTGCTTTATTCTCAGCGTCACTAAACAGAGGTTTCTGGTTAGACATCTGCTCCATTATCATCTTTAGTATATCCATTACATTTCCTTTATTAATTAAACAATCAATCAACACTAAATCAAATCAAAAATAACTAAAATCATAAAACACTAAACCCATTTATTGGGGGTGTATAGATAAATAACACCCCATAACATTTTGTAAAATATTTCTTGACAACACATGGTCATTTACTGTAGCTTATTGCACCTAGGTTGTTATAAATAATAATAATTACTAAATAATAGAGCGCTTGTATATATAAGAGAAAGAAAAAAAATGGCAGATAAAATGAACTGGATAGATGCTTTACCGATAGATGTTCGTGAAGAGATTATCCATGATTTATCTGAACGAGATACATCGGATTTAGTACCTTTAACAATCAATGCTAACGTATACTGGATTCCAGCTGAGGTGAACTTTCTAATTGAATCTTTAGGTCAAGGTGAGATTAATGAATTGAATGGAGAAATAGTCACAAGCTAATGGAGTACCAAAAAATAAAAGGCAAGCGTCACTATGTATATGATGATATGGAAGAATTTAAGGCCGACCACCCAAATACAGAAGTAGGTGATTGGCGTGAATCCAAAGAAGGTGACTGGGTATTAAGTGATGATGATAGGATTGTACAGTTACTCAAGTCAAGTGGTATAAAGCATCCTAACGACAGAAAAAATTATAAGTTATCTAAAGGGTATGTTCGTACTATTGTAGGTACATTCTTAAATAATAAAAAAACAAAGATGGATACTGATTTTAGTAACCATCCTAATAGATATACATTCAGTACTAAAATAAAGAACACAAGTACTAGAGTAAAAGAACGTACTAATTTAACAAAGAATGAGCGTATATTCTCTGTGAACGTAGCAGGTGGTATGGGAGCGGTTAAGTCTTATATGGAGGCATACGAAGAGATAAATCCAGAGAAGGCTAGAAACAAAGCGATTGTATTATTAAAACAGGAAAGAATTATGCAGGAAGTTGAAAGAAGTGTATTAGAAGTATCAAAGACATTAGGTCTAGACCATGAGTTTGTATTAAGGAAACTAAAGTTATTAGCAGACCATAGTGAGGATGATAACATTATTTTACAATCAACTAAAGAGATTGGTAAGATTATAGGAACGACTGGAATTACAGTCAAACATAAAGAAGTAGGAGTGTTCGGAGTGTTTCAGGGATTTAGTCCTGAACAACTTGAAAACATAGAAAGGCAAAAGATAGGTGATGGGAATGGTAGTAGACAGATTGACGTTGGGTCAAACGATTGAAGCTTTAAAAAAGACTTCAGAAGGCTTGACTGAATTAGAAATAGAGTATCCTGATAATTATATTGTCAGAAAAATAGTAACAATGAAACAGCTTGTTGACCATCTTGATGCGGGTGATATAGTATCAGATGAACAAGATTCTTATACAAATTAATATTCCGTATGCAATAAGTACTACGGATTCAACCTGTAAATACATGGTGTTTAATAAAAATGATAGCGACAAAAAGGAAAATGAAAAGAGAAGAATTAATAGAAAGAGTTAAGACTTTAGAAATTGTATTATCAAAAGTAATAAATTCTGAAAGAAATTTAGAATTGGTTGTAAATTACTATATTGAAATGAATAAAGACGAGAAAAAATTCCAAAAATTTTTAGATAAAAAAACGGAAGATGCAGACGCCTCCGAATCTCAATCTAAATAATATAACTAAAGCTGAAGAAGTATTTGAATTAGCTAGTAAGGATTTAATATCATTCGGTAAATTGTTTCTGCCTGATGATTTTATGCGTAGTGAGACGCCGCCTTTTCATTATGAAGTAGCAGACAATATAGATGACCCTGAAGTAAAGCAACTTGCAATAATACTACCTAGAGGTCATGGTAAAACTGTATTAACCAAAGCATCTATATTGAAAGATTTCTTATTCTGTCCTCAAGATGATATGCATTTTTACGCTTGGGTATCGGCTACTCAAAAATTATCAGTAGGTAATATGGATTATATTAAATATCATCTTGAATATAATGATAAAATAAAATATTATTTTGGTTCGGTAAAAGGAAGTAAGTGGACAGAAGAAGACATAGAGCTAACCAATGGATGCAAGTTAATTAGTAAATCAAATGTTTCAGGTATTCGTGGTGGAGCTAAATTACATAAAAGATATGATTTAATAATATTGGATGATTTTGAACATGAAGCAAATACAATCACAAGAGACGCCAGAGACAAGAACGCTACTCTGGTCACTGCTGTTGTCTATCCCGCTTTGGAGCCTCATACTGGTCGGTTGCGTGTTAATGGAACTCCAGTTCATCACGATTCTTTTATTAACAATTTACTTATTAATCATAGTAGGGCTAAGAAGGCTAAAGCTGATTTTGCATGGAAAATAATAACATATAAAGCGATTACAAAAAACGGAAATGCACTGTGGACAAGTTTCTTTCCGAAAACAAAATTAGAAGAAAAGAAAAAGTTTTATTCGGATTCTGGAAAACCACAGAAATTTTATCAAGAATATATGATGGAGGTTCAAAGTCTTGAAGACTCGTTATGGACAAGAGAACATATTAAGTATTGGGAGGGACGCTATGAATATGATATGGAAGAAAGTCAAAATTACTTGGTTATTAATGGAGAAAAATTTCCTGTTAATACCTTTGTTGGTTGTGACCCTGCCACAGATATTGATACTAAGGAGTCTGATTTTTCTGTTATCATGGCTATTGCGATTGACTCAGAAAATAATTTATACGCTTTAGAATATGAAAGACATAGAAGCATACCAACAGTAGGACAGAAATCTGATGATGGAGAAATTATTGGAAAGAAAGGTGTTGTTGATTATATTATGGATATGCATGAAAAATATCATTGTGTATCTAGTACTGTTGAAGATGTAGCTATGAATAGAAGTGTATTCCAATCTTTAAACTCAGAAAGAAGACGTTTAAATAAATTTAGCATAGCTGTTATACCAGAGAAACCAGGCGGAAGGCAAAAGATTAATCGTATATATAGTGGTCTTTCAGGCAGGTTTAGTACAGGTACAGTACATTTGCGAGAAAATATGTTTGATTTAATCAACGAAGTGGTTACATTCGGGCCTAGAATGGCCCACGATGACACCATCGAGACTCTCTATTATGCTCAAATGCACGCGTTCCCGCCTGACATGAGAAAAGATAAACGTAATAGAACGTGGTACAAACCTAAAAAGAAGGCGAAGAATTGGGTAGTAGCATAACAATAATAATGGAGAAGTAAAATGGCTGAATACAAAAAAAAGAAAAAAGAAATAAAAGGAATGCCTAAAAAAAGCATTAAATCTAGAATGCCTTCAAAGGCCTCTAAGGGTCAGGCTGGTAAAAAAGCCCCAGTTAAAAAGAAAAGAAGTCTCATTTCAAAACTCGGAGGAGCGTTAAATCCTTTTGATGCACCAAGTAGAGCTCGTAGGAAAAAAATTGGTTCTAAAATAAAATCAATGATTACTAAAAGTACATCTATGAGAATGCCTGGAAATAAAAAAAGAGCTGCAGCTATAGGAGCAAAACCTAAAACTAAAGTTCGTAAAAATGCTGTTAGCAAGGTTTCTACTAAAGGTGGAGATTTCGTTAAATACAAAAAAGATTCAAAAGCTGCTGGTAGTTTCCGTAAAGCTTTTAAATCAAAATGTGTTGACGGAGCTAAAGGTTTTAGTTGGGATGGAAGAAGTTACAGTTGTGCAAAAGCAGGCTCACCTAAGAAGACTGCGAAACCAACTGTTAAAGCAAAAGCTCCAGCTAAAAAAGCTGCGAGAAGAGGTGGAACTATGGGTTCAGCTGAGTACGGTAGTTAATGATTAGTATTAATCAAATGAAGTCCTTAATTGAGAATACTTGTTCAAAATTAGGAGATAAATACTCAAGTCCTGAAGCTATTGATTTAGTTTTAGCTACAGGTATTGTTGAGTCAAGGTATGAGTATATCAGACAAATGGGAGATGGCCCTGCTCGCTCGTTTTGGCAAGTAGAGCCAGCTACCGCTGTAGATACTCTAGCACACTTTTTAGTTCATCGTTCTCAATTAATGCAAAAATGCGCAGAAGCTAGCTTAGTTGATTTAAAGTACTGGCAAACATATGATGAGAGCGTATGGGCTGAAATATTAGAAAAAAACATAGCAGCAGGAATCATTCATTGTAGATTAAAATACTGGAGAGTTCCAAAACCAATGCCTAATACTATAGAAGGTAAAGCTGATTATTGGAAAAAATATTACAATAGCGAGGGTGGAGCTGGAGACCCAGAACATTTTGTTGAATCAGTAAAAAAGTATTTAAGGTAATCCAATGGCTAGAATGACAAATAAAAAAAGAGCTCAAACTAATAAACTTCTTTGGGAAAAAGCTAATTCATCTCATAGACAAAGATGGCAAGTATTAAGTCAAAAAGGATATGACTTTTATTTAAACGAGCAACTTACTAAAGAAGAAACAGATTCTCTTAATGAAGCTGGAATGCCTACTTTTACTATTAATAGAATAACTCCTATTATAGAAATTATGAAATATTTTGTTACTGCTAATAATCCTAGATGGAAAGCAGTTGGAGCTACTGGTGACGATGTAGATGTTGCTCAAGTTCATTCTGATATAGCAGATTATTGTTGGTATCATTCAAATGGTAAATCAATACATAGCCAAGTAATTCTAGATAGTCTTACAAAAGGTATTGGTTATTTTATGGTGGATGTTGATAGAGATGCCGATAGAGGAATGGGAGAAGTTGAATTTAAAAGAATTGACCCTTACGATGTATATGTAGACCCTGCTAGTAGAGACTTTTTATTTAGAGATGCTAATTTTATTTCAGTAAGAAAAAATGTATCTAAAAGTCAGTTAATGAATTTATTCCCTGAGTTTTCTCGTAAAATTAAAAATGTATCAGGTGGTTCTGATAGTATGAGTTATTCTCAAAGACCATCTACGGATTATCAATCTATTCAACCAGAAGATATTACAATGGGTGTAAATATAGAAGCTGAAGATGATAATATTATACCTTATTATGAAACTTATTCAAAACAAAAACATTCTTATAGGAATGTATTTATAAAAGTTCTTCCATCTCCTGTAGAAATGCAATCTATTAGACAGGAGGTTGAAGAACAATTAGGTGATTTTGAACAAGAAGTACAAGTACAATTAAAAGAAAAAACTTTACAAATTCAAGAATCTCTAGAGGCTGGAGAAATAATAGCTG